TTTCTGGTAATGAAATTACACCTTTTTTTGAAGATGGATCATCAAAGATATTCTATTCATCGCCTGCTGAAAATAATGCTTATGAAGATATAACATATATTATGCAGCGTCATACGAGCAGTGACGGTAAAAATGATTTTAGTTTTTTAAAAAAAGAGAACTACACTGGTGAATATACTCTTCAAGGAGCATCAAATCTCTTTAAGCAAGCATATAATGTTCAAAGTAAATCTACAGGGTCTAAATTTTTAGAGAATTTTACTATAACTGGAAGTAGCCGTGAAGGTGATAGCGTAATCGACCGTGAGCAGAAAAAACCTTTAGGTGCCTTAGAGTTCGGTGAGAAGGGTGAAATTTTAGAGTATAAGTTTTTTAATACTGCTTCTAATATACGTCGCGAAAAGATAAAGTCGCAGATTGTACATTCATATGACTTTACCGATAAGCAGTTTAATTTAGATATTTACGATAGTAATATTGAACGTGCGCGTACTCGATTTTCTGAAAACTATGTAGATAATCTTAAAGGTAAAGATAACGCGCCGCATGCTAATTTTATTATAAATGGTACGCAACGAGATAATTTATCATATAGTAATATGTTCTCGGAATACGGTAATAACCCTGAAATTAGAAGAACATATGGCATAAACAGATTATTAAAAAATGCTCTTATCACCAATATGGGGGTTGAACTAACTGTTAAAGGTCAGTTATTTAGAACATCAGGCAAGTTTTTTAGTTTAGACAGAGCAGGTGACTATATCGAAAATACCTTTGATAATAAATTACTAGGTATATATTTTATCGTAGATGTGCAGCATATCTTTATAAACGATACTGAATTTTATAATAAAGTTATCGGGATAAAAACATACCATTACGATGATCCAAAATATAAGGAGGTTCAATTATGAGCAATGAAGTAACACTACTACCAGAATATATTGACGTTGTACAACAGCCTAGTATAGAATTTTATAGGTCAGCAACAAATCTACTTTCAGCGTTTAATGATTATATAGGGCAGTTAGATACTAGTATTCAGTTTGAGAAAAGTAAAGTTACAGCGGATGTAATAGAAAGTACTTCTCTCCTATATAGTAAATTAAATGGCGATGATTTTAAAATTACATTTGATGATAAAGTGTATGAGTTTGATAATATATTTAAACTTTTCTATATTGAGAAATTCCAAACATTAACTGACGATATTAAGAGTTTAATAACATCGAACTTAACCGCAGATAATATATATTTTAATAATTACAGCGACGATACAGGTAATATCACTGACGTTAATAGTGTTATTGATAATAACACGTCTCCATATTTTGATGCATTCGATACAACTTACAATTACCCGAACGGTATACCTGCTTCAGTTTTTAATAAAGTATCAAAAAGAGAGTTGCAGACTTCCATAAATCTTAATACAAAGACGGATGCTTTACTAAAATTAAGCTTATCTGATTTACAGGGTTCAGTTGATGCAAATACCGCTAAAACATCACACGGTGAAAATTTAGTTACCGATAACCTCTACGTTGATAGGTTATATATCTTTAAAGATCCTATTAACAGTCAGCTTAAAAATATTATAGGTAATATGGCTGACTTTATACAGTTCTTTAAAAATGTAAACTTTAGAGATCAGGATACGAGTAGATCATCAGTACACCTCAAATATACAACTAATGTCGAGGGTGTATCCGCGAAGATTGATATACTTAAAAATAAATTAAACCAGCCTGTTAAAGTTTCATTTAGCTAGATGTTACTTCCGCTTCAATAATATTAGCGTCATCTATCAATTGCTTCATTAACTCTTCGCGGTTCAGAAGCAATTTAGTTTTATTATCATCCTCTTGCAGTTGCTTCTTGCTTTCAATATCCATAATCTTCAATTCCTTAGAAGATTTATTTTTCTCGTTAGCTATATGAATCTTATTAAGAGTTTCGATAGCTGCAGCTGAAGCCCCGACTAGCTTACTTAAACTCTCTACATCTTTTGCATCCGGAGCGTTTGTTATATACTGAGTAACTTCATCAACAAATTCGACGCTGCCTTTAATAAGCTTACCAGAGTACTGCAGTAGAAACTCTTGTAAATCTTCAGACTCTAATTTAAAATCATCCTTACTTTTAATGTCTCTAGTGACCTGAGCCGATGTTTGTAGCTGATCTAGTAAATCATCGACTGAGCTATTAATATCATCATCCATATAGAAATATTTATTACTATAGTTGAAAAACTACACTAATACTGTATAATAGGTTATATGAATGATGTAAAAATTAAATTTGTTAAGACTCATGAAGATGCTAAGCTTCCTGAAAAGGCGCATGCAGATGATAACTGCTTTGATTTATTCGCAGTTGAAGATACTGTTATTCCTGCTAGCGACTCAAGTCCTACCGGTAAGGTAAAGATCGGTAGTAATGTTGTACCAGTCGGTATTAAAGTAGGCTATATTACACCAGGATTCGGATTTGTAATTAAACCAAAGTCCGGTCTTGGATTCAAGGCAGGTCTACAACCGCATCTAGGTGAGATCGATACTGGGTATCGCGGTGATTGCGGGGTTAAGATGTATAACTTCTCGGATACTGACTATCAATACAAGAAAGGTGATAAAGTAGCTCAAATTAAAATCGAAAAGAATTACGTAACATCTGTTGAATGGACTGATGAAGTGGAAGAAGCGGATCGCGGCGAAGGTGGGTTCGGATCAACAGGTAAGTAATTAACGGAACACTGATATAATAAATTATGGCAAAAACAACTAGACAAAGAATAACGGAAAAAAAAGTAGGTAACGCTAAGATTCGTAAGACTGTTACCGTTACTGTTACAAAGCCGTCAAAAAGAAAAAAATAATGTTTAATAATCTATTCGTAGAAAAGTATAGACCGCAAACATTATCAGATTTGGTATTATCTGATAGTAATAGAAAGTATTTTGAATCTATTACTGATGAGATACCGAATCTACTCTTTGTCGGTACTCCAGGTTTAGGTAAAACGACTCTAGCTAGAATTCTTGTTAATGATGTACTAGAGTGCCAATATCTTTATATTAATGCATCAGATGAAAATGGTATTGATACCATTAGATCTAAGGTTGTTGGCTTTGCTCAGACTAAGTCTCTCGACGGTAAAGTAAAGGTAGTAATCTTAGATGAGTCTGATGGAATAACCTTAGATGGTCAGAGAGCATTGCGTAATACTATGGAAGAATACAGTAGCGGTACTCGATTTATTCTTACTGCGAATTATAAGCATAAGATTATACCAGCTATTCAAAGTAGAACTCAATTCTTCGATCTCAACCCGCCGTTTGACGATGTTGTGAAGCGTGTTGTAGATATTGTTAAACAAGAGGGTATTAAGATCGAACCTGATCAGAAGGCTAACTTCGTTAATGTTATCAAGCAGAGTTACCCGGATATTCGTAAGATTATTAATAACGTTCAAAAGTCAACTATTAGTAATATTTTTACTGTTGATCATAGCGTCGATAATAAAGATATTATCAATGTGATTCATAAGCATGTTACATCTAACGAAGTTCTAAAACTACGTAAATATCTAATCGAGAATGAAAACGAGTTTCAAGGCGATTACCATAATCTTATGAAACAATATCTAAATTATGTATATGATTCTAGTTTAGATGACAATAAAAAACGTCAATATATAGTGACTATTTCAGATCACATGTATAAAGACGTTTTTATACTAGATAAAGAAATTAATGCTTTTGCTTGCTGGGTTAATCTTGAGAAGATCTAACCATTCAATGGCATATACTGAGATGTATAATTCTCGTTAACTGCTGGAGATGGTGTAGCAGGCTTCGAAGGAATCTTAGTATTCTTTCTAGCGTTCGAACGCTCTGACTTCTTAAGGCTATCACCTTGTTGTGTCATAGTTTGTTGTTCGTTTTCATCTTCTTCATCTACCTCGACAGGGTCGATTTGTACTTTATTATCGTATCTCTGAGAATCTGGTACTGGTGATCTATTAATACCATCATCATGTACTTGAAGAATACTGACTGGTACCGTCACGGCATTTTTATTATCGTAAAGTCCGTTTGCTAACTCTACCGCTACATCAGCAAAATACGATGATCCACGATTATCTTCATTTCCAGGAGCTCTTGAAGGCATTTCTGTCTTAATATTAATAACCTTCTTATTAAGGTCATTATCAGTGAATAGACTTGTGATGTATTCTTTAACACTGTCAGGTAAGCTTTTAAAGCATTCTTTACCTTTATAGCCGTCTATTAATGACACTCTATCCCCTACGAGAACACCGCCGTTAGTCATTTTTTGAATAGTACTTTCGATTAAATTTAAAAACTTATGTGACATATTATTATTTATTGTTTTAAGTACATTATTCTATAGCTTAAATATTATTATAATGGCTTCTATCAACCTAGATATCATAAGTGTACTGGATACTGATCGTGACGAGACAACGATTTACAAGGATTTACATCTAGATCTATCACTAGATTATACTCTCAGTAATGAATTAGAAAAGGATCAGCAGATTACCGACATTACGTCTGATAATAACGTAGGAGCTATTAGAAACGCTCTAATTAGCTTATTAACAACATCCCCAGGTGAGAAAATTCTAAATCCATTATTTGGTATCAATTTTGGAGATATTTTATTCTTACCAGTTACAGAGGAGAGAGCGAATGTTATAGGTAGCAATATTATATCAAATATATCTAAATTTGAACCGCGTGTTAAAATTTTAAACCTCGAGATAACACCTGTCATTGAAGAGCAGGAATATATTTGCGATTTCACATATACGATCCCGAGATTTAATAACCAAACACTACAATTAAAAGGTAGCCTATCGCAATCAGGCTTTTACGTGTAATTTACAAATTCCCTTATAAATATAAATATGGCCAATAGTGTTAATACTGATTTTACTTTACCTAGAGATGCTTATGCTACGTTTGACGCTCTAACATTAAAGCAACATATTAAAGACCGCTTAAATGAAGGCGGAGTCTTCACGGATCAAAACTTTGAAGGTAGTAACCTATCATCTCTTATTGATATTGTTGCATTTTCGTACCATCTATCTTTATTCTACCTAAACCAAACATCATCTGAAGCATTATTCGATGAAGCTTCTGTATTTGAGAATATTAATCGAATTACTAAACTTATTGGTTACAGACCTACAGGTTATAAGACATCAGTATTATCGTTTAATGCTACTGCCAGTGAATTACTGCCTATAAACATTTATACAGTTAAACGATTCTCATATTTTAATATCAACGGTTTAGATTACTCGTTTATAGGAGACGCTACATTTAGTAAAACAGTCGAGGGTACTGAGAGTTTAAATTCGCTATCTGACAATACATTACTATACCAAGGTAAATTCTTTGAACATCCTGTACAAAATGCCCTTGGTCAAGATTTTGAAGTTGTACCGTTGGTAGTAAAGGATAATATTAACGATACAGCTGTTAATATTGAACATGATTCAATAAATGTATTCGTTAAGAAGTTTGATAGTAATAAGTATATTGAATTCATAGAAACAGATTCGGTATTTAATGAAGATTCCGCAGCATATGTATTTGAGAAAAGATTAAACGAGAATGGATTCTATGAACTTAAATTTGGTAACGGGGTTAACGGAGTTAAGCTAGATGCCGGGGACAGCGTTTATATATACTATCTAAAAAGTGACGGTGCTGCTGGAAAAGTATCAGCTAATAAACTTAACGGTAACAATATTAATATATTTACCACATCACAGTTTGAAACAATATCTCAATTTATATACGATTCTGATACTCAGTTTTTAACTCAACAATTAGCGTCAAATATTGCTTTTGTAAATCAAAATGCATCTACAGAACCTGCAGTTATTGAAACAGTAGATCAGATAAAAACTAATGCGCCGAAAGTATTTTACTCGCAAAATAGAATAGTAACCTCAGACGACTTTGAGACGTATATTGAAAAGAATTTCGCAAATATTGTTACAAGCTCTGCATTAGTTAATAATGAATCGTATATTAATAATGTTATAAAATATTATTACGATTTAGGGCTAGATAGACCGAACGATGATTCGAGGGTTGTCTTTAATCAGGTAAAATTTGCAACGACCGGTCAGATGAACCACGTGCACGTGTATATGGTACCTCTTATTAAGACAGTTGATAGTGATAATAATCTTTACTATTTAACGCAATCGCAGAAAGCAGAGATTATAAACGGCGCGGTAGATCAGAAGATGATTAACGCAGAAATTATACCACATGACCCTGTTTATACTGGTATTGGCATTGGCTTGGAATTGATTGGAGCCACTCCGGATATTGCTGATTTAGACACTACATATTTAGTTATAGAGAGATTACTAAATGATCGGATAAGCATCGATAAAATACAAGAGTTGGTAGCTAATATTTTTAAAAATTATCTAAGCCCGTCGAATGTTAGTCTCGGAATTACAATTAATATTAACGATCTAACATCTCAGATTCTTTCAATTCCTGGTGTTAAAGGAATTAAGACTCGTAGAGTTGATAGTACAGGTCGCATTCTCCGTGAAACA